GTCGTGATAGCTGCGAAGTCTAGGGTTACAGAAACAGCTGAAACCTTGTTAATGCCCGCAGCAACGTGTGCCGCGCCAGTACCAAGATTATAGCCTTTACCATCATTATAAGTAGCCATGATCTAAGCCCTCCTATTAAAGCGTTATAATAGCGGTTGAGAGCGCTTCAGGCTTCACCACTTGGTAACCATATACTTGCAGGCCACGAATGATGTTACCAAAAGTTGTCTCAGACCGGATGGTTTCCATGTTTGTCATCTGTGATGCAAACGTAAAGCCCATCTTGTGACCACCAATTACGCTGAACTCACCACCTGCAGTTTTTTTCAGGTTATGAGAAACGTAAAGGGTGAAACGATCAATCATGCCGAGGCGACCATTCCGTAGAGGAGATGATCCATCACCGGTGATAGATGCGTCTTTAAGGTCAGACTGCTTGATATAGCCAGCCATCTTAGCAGGGATAACCATGAAGCGATCCTGCTCAGGAGCATTAGCTTCGTCAAGTACGGTACCCATGTTGATGATGGTATCAATGACGTTAGAACTTGTGATAGCAACAGGAGTACCTGCTACACCCAAGTTGATGTCGCCAGAGATGCGGCCAGCTGTTGCGCCTTTGTTAAGTGCGCTAACGTCAGGCAACAGGTCTGTCAGAACACGCTCGTCGATCTTGATCTTCATACGCTCGGAAGCGTCTTTAGACCACTGATCCATCAATGCGATGTCAGACTGAACCTGATCAACGTCGTCTTCAACACAAGCGAAGTATTCGCCCTTGTCAATTACGAGCTGCAGCTTCGCTTTGTCAGGGTTTTCGACTGAAAGAGTCTGGCCCTTAACGTAGGTTTTGATGGTGATTTCTGGAGTGGAACGGATGTTAACCGTGTCACCCATGTTGCGGATTTCACCTTCGTAGTCAGTGTTAGAGATTGCGGATAGGACAGTCGCATCGTAGAAATTCTCGATGAGTTTGCCCGACCAAATCTCGGGGATAAAGTTGCCCGTGTAGTCCGGACGACCTGAAGATACTGCAAAAGCCATGTTAGCCTCCTATAAGTTATGCAGTGACAATTCGACCTTCTCTCTGTGCTGAGAAAATGTCGCGTTCTATTCGGCCACGTTCTTCTTCCCGACCTTTGTACTTACCTTTACGCACAGCATCAAAGAAACCTTCGATGTCTGCTGGTGAGTATGTTTGGCCTTCAGATGGCATAGTATTAGTCCCTGAGCGACCTCGCCCTGGGGATACCTGCTTCTCTAATTGGTCAGAAGGAACCTTCCGATTGGTTTGAGCAACTGGTGTACCGTTAGCCTCTTGCCACGACCTAAAGAACTGCGCCACACGGTTAGAATCTAGATTCTGCTGAGCATCTTCTAGATATGTCTGGCGAGAAATACCTGTAAGTGGGTCAACATCTAACAGCCAAGATTGAAAATCTCCGTTGTTATTGATGTCCTGCCATTCAGGTACAATAGTGGAAAGTCTAGCCCAAAACGTCTGAGTTGCTGATTCGGCCTGTGCGTGCGAGATCTGATTCATCTGCGGTACCACGCTGGTCTGCATCTGCATTACCTGTTGCTCTAGCTGAGACACACGCTTATTGGCTTGCGCCACTTCTTCTCGTGCTGCACGCCGCATAACATCAATAGAATCGCCGTACTCCTGAACATCCTTGTCTGTAATCAATGGATCACTAGACTCGGGCTGTGCAGCAGGCTGGTTATTCAATGAGCTAAGTAGCTGCTCCATTTGAGTAACACGGGATGATAACTCTCGGTTCTCCGCTTTCATACGAGGAACTTCTGCATTATACATACCCTGCAGTGTTTTGTACTTTTGTTCCCAAGAATCCTTGGTTTGGTTGTCTGACTCACCGTGCTCTTTGGCTACAGACTGAGGTGCTTGTTCTTCTACACTGTCGGCTACAACTTCCCGTACAGGCGACTCACCGTCGTTAGCTGCGGCCTCGGGTGCATCACCCTGTGCCTCAACCTCTCCGTTAAGTTCCTTGTATAGTTCTTGTACTGCCTCAGATTGCATTTGAACTTGCTTTGGTATTGCCATGTTGGACGCTCCTATCGGTGTGCGTAATTATCAGCTGTCATTATGACTTTGCCGCTATTTCAGGGGACTCATTCACGAACTTAGAAAGCTCTGTAAGAACCTGACACCGCCCCTGTGCGAGTGCCACGCTCTGTGGTGCGACGCTAGGTAGCTGCTCTAACTCGTGCTGACGCCATTCCGCTAGCCATGTAGCTAGTGCCGGATATTGCCGTACAGACGCGGCTAGTGCCTTAGTAACTTCAGGAGTAGGCCGGATCATCCTGCTGCTCCTGTGTCGCGGTTACTAACTGTGTTCGCATCCTGCCCGCCCTTAGGGGTTCCGTCAGGCAACGTCGGTGTGCCGCCGCCAGCAGACTGTTCGGCCTGAGCGGCCTCCAACTGCATTTTAGCTGACATCCGATTCATGTAGCCTTCCTTTTCCCTAGATGGGATGATGTCGTCCACAGGCATTTGCAACCCTTTAGCCACTTCACGAAGAATCGCTGAGCGGCCTTCTTTACCAACGATTTCCATGTCGATCTCGTTGGCGGTTGCGTTAAGAAATTCAAGACGGCGAATGTTAACAGTCTCTTTGACCGCAAGGTTGATCGAGCCTTTTGGCATGATCTCAACATCGCCTTTAATAGTTTCATCTTCGTCGTACCGCATATTATAAACAAACTGGCGGTGTACGATTGGTTTAATCACATCGCTGTCGATGTGCATAACAACTTGGCGGATACCTTTACCGGCTGCACCCATAAGCATAGACAGGCCGGACGAAGTACGTCCCGCCCCCTGGACGTTAAGGTCGCCATACACATAGGAAGGTATTCCTGAATGATCGTCGGCTAGCTTACTAAACTTATCATATACGCCTAGTAGTGTGTTTGCGTTGTCATCAGGCTGTGTAAACCTAACTGCAGGTGCGCTTGACCCCAGTGGGTCATTCATTACTTGCCAGATTTTCCACGGATGAAGTTGAGTGATGTCTTCATTCGGCGGGATACGCTCAAGATTAACCTCAACTTGAGGCCCACTAGAGATACCCATATTGTTAACCAAAGCACGCGCAGCCGCGTTGCAGACGCTCTGTATATCTTCAATAATTTCTGGTATGCCGCTGCCCCAGAATGCGCCAGGGCGCTTAATAAACGATGTTTTAGCATAAGGCTTTTCCCCTAGTGGGTCGTAGTTAAGGATAGCCTTGATGACATAGTTACCCACAATCCAGACGTTAGCATCGTATTCACGGTGCTTATCTTCGATCTCTTCTTCATCAAGACCCCATTCAATAAGCATCTTGCCGGTTACTTTACCCCAAAACTCTAGGGCGTCGAATGTTTCGGTGGGCTTATTAAATGAGTGGAACTTGCGTTCTTCTTCATCTTTAGTTAACTCAACATCTTCGTTAATCCAGCTTGAGCCGTTGCCAATGTCCAGTACCTTGCGTATAGCATCGTCGTCGTACCCAGGTACGCCAACAAGATCAGCTAGCTCTGTACGGCTTAGAGGGTGGTGTTCAAAGATATACCCCTCGTTTATGTTAGAAATTCCTGGCTCTGGATAGATTCTAAATGGGTCAACCCGCTCAAACTCAGGAGCGATAATCTCAGTCGCCTCAACGACAGTCTTACCATCAGCGCCTTTAGTCCAGCCCAGCTTACGCTGTCTGCGGACAACTGGCCCTTTGATAAAAGCACATGGGTAGGTTACTAGATCAGTAATAAATTCATTAAACGATTCGGCCCAGCCGCCTTGCGCAAACTGGTCTGAAATCTTAATAGTCATTTTTTGAGCACGGTTATCTGCAGCTTCAAGTAGCTTAAACCTATACTCTTGGCCCACCATCTCTTTTAATTCTACCATCTCATCAGCGCTTGGCGCTCTGCCTTCGTTCTCAACAATACGTGTAACTACAGCCGCAAAAGCGTTTTGCAGTTCCATTGTCTGATCAGGAGATAGATCTGGAATAGGTGTAGGGTTTAATCCCCAAGGAGGTGTTCCTGTATCAAGCAAAATATCACGAAGCCAGCTCTCTGCTGCACGGCACTTAACTTCTGTAACACCCATATAGATATCAGAACCGCCCTGCTCGTGAATATCGCGTAGCTTATCTGCTTCGTATTCGCCGTTACGCTGCCGCAATCCACGGAGCATAATAAGCTCGATAGGTTTTTTAGCTTGGCGTGCTGCGTCCCAGCAATGACGTAGGTGCCCTGCAAGGCCTAGAACTACAGAATCATTCTGGCGGGCAGCAAGTTCTTTGTCTAAAACTTCTTGCTCGCGCTTACGTAACTCAGCATTTCCTATTACCTGCAGCATTAAACAAGCCCCTCATCGTCTTTATTACTACGGAACGTAGTCAAACCTTCAGCTGCTGTGCCTGTTAGGTTATTAAAACTTTTAGCAGCAACCTTAAGATTAGCTGTTGGGTTCATGTTTGTCATAGTCTGCTGGCCTTTTTCAACCAGTGCTGCACGTTGTGTATTTACTCGTTGCATACGCTCAGCCTGCTTAGCAGCCCTGTTCGCAGCAGTAAAACCTTCTCCTCGTAGCTGACCGATTCGCACACCTGATACAGATTTACTTACTCTATCTCCAGGGGCTTTAGCGCCAGCTTGGATATACTCATTTGTCTGGCGTCGGCGATATGCAGCCATACGTTCGTCAGCAAGTTTCTGCGCTTCGTCTTTGAACTCAGAGCCAAAATACTCCACATCACCAGGGCGCTCTAAAACTTTGGGCTTACCAATCTTAAATTTTCTATCTGGGTCTATCCCAGTGTCAGGAGCCTTGGCATAGTCTACAAGTTTTGTATCATAGGCTGTGTATTTAAGGCCGCGTCCGTCTTTGCGCGTGTCAATAATCTTCGCCATTACATACGCTCCTCATCCATATCATCCATGTCAATTCTAGTGTCAGGATCGTTTTTATCTGAGTAAACATACCCGCCAGACTTATACTGGCGTACTTCCGCCAGTTTCTTTGCAGCTTGGTTAGGGGTCATACCTTGGTTCACTAAATTTACAATACGATTAAGAGACGCATTAGTAGTAGGTAGTCCTACTGCTTGCGCGGCTCTAACAAACACACCACCGTCAATACGCGCCGCAGGAAGAATAGCTCCGCCGTTTCTATAGCTCTGTACTTTACGTTGAGCCATACCGCTAGTGTCCATCTTCGGATTATCCGAATAGACTACGTAAGGTTTACCTTCACAGCCACAACCACATGGCATCCCGTTTTTATTCATACTCACACTCCTGCAGTAAGTGTACACTTTTATTTATACACGGCAATAAGTTCTTACGCAAGTAAAGAAAATACCCCCTACGGGGACAATCCGTAGAGGGTAAGTTTAGGTAACTATGAAGGATGTCTCAATGACACTCACAGTGTATCAAGTCCAACCTGATGCTGCAACCCTTTTAACTTCCCGCCGCATAGGCATGAAAGAACCCTCACCAGCTGTCGCTACGTGTAACATAAAGTATTGTAAAGCTTCAGCTACGTGAGAATGGTTGTTCTTGTCGATGTTGCCATTCTTATGGTGGAACCTATACCCGCCCATCATAGCTGCTTTAAGTTGTGAGCACTTAGGGTCAAGTAAGAACGCGCTATCGCCGTCCACATGACGCATAAGATAATCATCTACTGAAGACAATCTTGCTGACACATTGTTTGTTTTTGCTGGTATGACCCTAAACCCTTCGGCTTTAATAATGTCCACCGCTGAGCGTTCATCTGTTTGGGCACGCTGAATACCAGCTGGGTCAACGACCACTAGGATTGGCGCACCGCTAAACCGTTCGTACACCATAGGTTTGAGAATCGTGCGGACGAATCTCTGAACCCCCATGTCAAAGGACACTGCCTCATCAAGAATTAGGACTCGCCCGCGAGGATCTTGTTGCCCGATAACTGCTGCTGGAGTCAACCCCAAATCCATACCGATAACGATAGGACGCACCCCATTGAGAATAGGACGCAAAGTCTCCCCAGCCATGTGATAGTCCGGTCTGAAATACTTGTAGACTGGCTGACCTGCGGAGCTGAGTCCGTACTCTCCGTCAATGAAGACCCGTATATACTCTTCGCTGCGGCCTTGGGTGTCATAATATCCATCTGGTAAGTTCTCCACATTTTCTGCATACGTACTACGTCCGGACGGCTGTTTGAATACATCCCACCCGTTGTCATTATAGCTGACGCCATCTTTGGCATCTAAATGCTCCATCTGATAATACCACCATGTGTCCATAGTCGGGGGGTTGGTGTCACCCCACATACCATGCCATGATGGCCCGCCGTCTTTCTTAGACGGAAAACGCCCGATACGTTTAGACATCGCATCTACGATCTCGGCGTTGATATCCCTACACTCGTTGAACCACGCAAAGGTAAGCTCAAGAGAGTTAAGGTTCGCCACATCGTCAGCATCATCGAGCGCACGAAACATAATCTCGCACTCAACATCGCCAACTTTGAAGAAGTATGTCTTGGTCGTCCGCATGAACTGGCCGCATGGCCCTGGCGGAAACCAATCAAGAAATGTTTTAATCGTAGTATCCGTTAGCTGGCGTACAGTCTCACGCACAACGGCGCACCGCGATTTACGTATGCCCTGTTCGTTCGGCTCCTGCGCACTCGCCCGACGCACAATCTCAAAACAACTAGCCACAGATTTACCAGAACCAACCGGCCCCATCAGTACGCGCATCTTAGCGTCTGACTGCATAAACTTCGCTGCAGTTCGTGAGGGTGTAAAATTAATATCTAATGCCATTTGCCAAACGCTCCCCGCCTAGCATTCCTATAACTACGTGTACGCTTAGCCGCGTCTCGCCCAGCTGCAGTCGTATCAATATACAACGTCCTGTGCTTTATACGCTGCAGCTCTAGCGCAAATTCTTCTACTGTCATGTTGGCCGCGTTCTTACCCGTGCCATCCCATCTTATTAGCATATGACTCATACTCATCTAAATGTGTTATATCCC